AAAAAGTGCGGGGGGATTTTTACTTAAGGAAAACGGAATTTTGCGATTTGTTTCTTTTTTATTTTTGAAAGGTAGGGTTATATCCTCGTGTTACAGTTTTTCACATAAAGGGGATAAGTGACGCTATCCAACGTATTGAAAACCCGTCAGAAGCCGTTCAGTTGGCAGCGGTTACACAAAATAAAGGTGTTATCCGATATATTGAAAATCCGTTAAAATCCGTTCGGTTGATTGCTAACCCACCGAGTTGGTGGGGGTGGTGGTCAGTTGGTAGCAAGTAGAAAGTACTAGATATTAAATAGAATAGCAATAATCAATAAGTACGTACTATGTAATCTGAATTAAATTGTTTTTTGCTTGTTTTTCGTTCTTAACTATCAAAACACATTTATAATTTGTTAGTTGAATAGTAATAATTAGAGCAAAAAAATATGCAAAAAATGAAATAAAAATGAAATAATAATAATAATAATAAACAAGGATATACCATGATTTTTTGTGATGTATGCTCCAATATGCTTTATTTAAAAGTGGACGCAAATAATAAAAACAATATGATACATTATTGTCGCAACTGTGGATTTACTAAACCCGCCGAATCTTTTTGTGTAGAATATAATGTTGCTAAAAAAATGGACCCGCTTGCGTTTATAAATCCATATACCCATTTAGACCCTACGTTACCACATACACATAATATTTATTGTCCCAATAAAGAATGTGTCACTAATTTAACCGTGCCGCCAACCCCCAATGTAGTAATTTTTAAACCAAAAACAACTTCTTTGGAAAATATATTTATTTGCTTTGAATGTCAATATAACTGGACAAATATGCCAAAGTAAACAACAAAAAGTGCGTAAAATAATATAAATAAATATAAATAAATATAAATAAATATGTATACCTCTTCCACAACATCAATATGTTTAAATATGATTGTAAAAGACGAGGCACACATTATTGAAAAAACCTTAAATAATATATTGCAGTATATCCCCATTACATACTGGGTAATTTGTGACACAGGTTCAACGGACGACACTGTGACAATTATAAAACGATTTTTTAACGAAAAAAATATTCAAGGAGAAATACATTTGTGTACATGGAAGGGATTTGGAAAAAGCAGAACGGAAGCACTCGAATTAGCATATAACAAAACAGATTATTTATTTATTTTTGACGCAGACGATGCGATTCATGGAGATTTTAAATTGCCAACTTCGATGACAATGGATTCTTATCATTTTCGTTTTGGACAGGGATTTTCATATACACGACCTTTGTTAGTTACAAATCGAAAAGAATGGAAATATGTGGGAGTGTTGCACGAATATTTAACTGAAAAAGTATCAGAATATAGGTCTAGTTTTATATTAGAATCGGGGAATTATTATGTAGAGTCGGGAAGAAGTGGTGGTCGAAATCAAGATCCAGATAAATATTCAAAAGACGCAGCAACATTGGAACACGAAATTGCAACCGAGCCCGACAAAGGATTGTGTGATAGATATGCCTTTTATTTAGCCCAAAGCTATAAAGATGCTAATAAGAAAGACAAAGCGATGGAATGGTATTTAAATGTGTTGTCGCGAAATAATTGGGCGCAAGAAAAATATTTCTCGTGTTTAACTCTGGGAAATATGTACAAAGACAAAGAAAATTTTGAAAAGGCGGTATTGTATTTGACAAAAACAAACGAATATGATGACCAACGTTTTGATGGATTAATTTTTTTAATGGAAAATTGCTACAACAAGGGAATGCATTATATGGTGGATATGTTGTATACGCAGATTCAAAAGAATTACCACAATCTAAATCTCAGTCGTAAATTATTTGTTTACCAATATTTATATGACGAAGTAATGGATTACCTCAACGTAATTTCGTGTTTTTATACCAAAAATTTTAACAGTGGATATGAAAGCATTAAAAAGATTGCCGCGGTACAAAAACTCGATTCTAATAAAATGAATGCAACACTAAACAATATGATTTTTTATTTAGACGTCATGAAAAAAGATGTATCTCAAGAGTCCGTACTTTTTTTTCACCATTTTATCGAGATAATCGCAAAAAAATGCGGAATTCAACAACAAAATATTTCCCCAAATGAATGCACTATTTTTAATTTATTGCTGGAAAAAAATAAGAATACACTAACAAAATATAAATCATTTAAAACGAAAAATAATAATAAATTAGATACAAATGCAACCGTTAAGCCAAATATTATGATTACTTTTACAACATGCAAGCGATTTGAATTATTTACACAAACAATGAATTCTATCATGAATACTTGGACGGATGCAGTTGATATTCAAAGTTGGTTTTGTGTAGATGATAATTCGTCGGAAACGGATCGAATTAATATGAAGAAATTATATCCTTGGGTAAATTTTTATCTTAAAACGGAAGCAGAACGAGGACATATGATAAGTATGAATATAATTTGGAATGAATTAAAAAAACATAAACCGACTTATTGGATTCATATGGAAGATGATTTTTTATTTTTTGAACGAGGAAGTTATGTCGCACAAGCGATAAAAGGATTAACCGTATTGAAAAAAGAAAACGTACATCAAATTTTATTTAATCGTTCTTATGCCGAAACAATTAACGGATATAATATCGTTAGTCATGAATATATAAATGAAGAAAATGAATTTTGCGTCCACAAATATGAAGAAAATACAACATGCAAACTGTCTAATTGCCATTATTGGCCTCATTACAGTTTTCGTCCATCTATGATGCGGACTGACATTATTTTGGAGTTGGGAGATTTTAATTCAGATATTACTTTTTTTGAACGTGAGTACGCCAATAAATACCAACGTGCAGGGTATAAAAGCGGTTTTTTTAACAAATTAACGAATTTGCATATTGGGAGATTAACCAAAGATAAAGACAATGCAACCATTCCAAACGCATATCAATTAAATAATATGAACCAATTCACCAATGACGCAAATAAAAATGCCGATATTGAAAATAAGGAATCAGACAAACCCAATGTATTGAACGAGTCGCCCGAACCAGAAAAAACAATAAATGTGTCTGGAACAAGTTTTATTAATGCTTTTTCTGAAAGTTCTTTACACACAGACGACAGTGTAGTTAAATACGCCATGGATTTGACGAATATATCTAAACCTGGTTTTTTACTTAATTATTCCAAAGCAGAATCAGTAACATTAATTAATGAAAAACTAAAAGATATTGGTAGCAATTTGTGTGTGACGTCAATAAATAATTCCATTGGCAACCCGACAAACGATTTTTTATCCAGCGAAACACAGACAAATGTATTATTGGATGTTTGTGATTTACCCGATAACACAAATATTTCTCCCTATATAAAAATTGTGAATTTACAACGTCGTCCAGATCGAAAAATAAATACAGAAACGTTATTGTCTGAACAAAATATTGATTCATGCGAATATGAATTTGTAAACGCCGTGGATGGATTAGAACTTGAAGTGACGGACGAAATGATTGACATGTTTGACGGAAATGATTTTGGAAACCGAAAGGGAGTAATTGGGTGCGCATTAAGTCATGTTAATTTGTGGAAACAATTATTGAACGACAAACACCACGACTTTTATTTAATTTTAGAAGATGATTTGACGGTGTTAACAGATAATTTTAAAGAAAGAATCAGTTTATTGCGGGATAATATGAAAAGTCAAGAATTATTATTTTTGGGATATCATATGTTTGATAAAAAAAGAAAAGATTCATCTCCTATGTATGACCCAATAACAAATAATCAATTTTATTCAAAAACTTTGCAAGGAAGCATTAAATCTTTAAATAAAGATTTATATATTGGCGGGACTTTTATGTACGGTGTAAATAAATCGGGTGCCAAAAAAATGATTGATTATATTGAATCGCGAGGAATAAAGCATGGCATTGATTATGTAATGAAAATAATTCCGGATTTAAATGTGTATGAAACGCTCCCCCAGTTAGCATTTAGTCCGTGGAATGAAAACGGAAATAATATTGACACAGACGTTCAAAATACAGGAGTTGCGTTTGATTTAAACAGATTATTAGTCAAAGACCCTGATTTTATATTTATTCCACAAATGGACCAAATGAACTTTGATATGGGTCAAAAATTTATGAAAATATCACAATTAAAAAAGGAAATATTAAAAATGCCCGACTGTGTTGCCTTCAATACACTTTGTTTTTTAAAAAATAACATTAACAAATTACATAGTTCAAATTATTTTAAGAAAAACGACGGAATTTATATTAAAATCGACAGATATTACTATATGCAAAATGAACTGGCAAAAGAATTGGAATCAAAAATAGAATTGAAAAAAAGGTTTAAAAATAATAAGATTCGTGTAAAATTAATGGGAAATTGGTGCTCGTCGCGTGTGATGTGCGAAGAATGGAAACACATGTGCAAATATGGAAATACATGGAACAATATTGAATTTGTATCGGACGATTGTGATATAGATTATTTTGTTATTATTAATAAACCAATGTACGAATCTGATTTTTATATTCCAGAAAAAACCATTATATTTCAAATGGAACCGTGGATAGGAGTAAAAACGTGGGGGTCTTGGGCATGTCCGGACGAACATACTTTTTTCAAAGTGTTTGGAAGAAAAACAGTCGATTATAAAACCGAGGTAAATAATGTGCAATGGCAACTAGAATTAAGTTATTCCGACTTGCTAGAATTAAATAATGCATCCGATAATAAATTAGATATTGTGTCGTGCATTTGTAGTTCCAAGTACAATGACCCTGGACACATACATCGTATTGATTTTTTAAATTATATAGAAACCAAGCAAACCAATAATGATGAACGAAACGATACAATTCCTTTGGTCGTTTTCAGCAATACTAATTTTGGTAAGTTTTCAGGATATCGCGGAAAACTGGATATGGCAGAAAAAAGCAAGGGATATGTTCCTTTTAAATATTATTTTATGTGTGAAAACAATTATGAAATTAATTATATCACAGAAAAATTATGGGAACCAATATTGTGTGAATGTTTGTGTTTTTATTATGGTTGTCCCAATGTAGGTGATTATGTGGATGAACGTGCCTATGTGCAATTAGATATGACAGACTTTGAAAAATCATATAAAATTATACAAAAAGCAATAAAAGAAGACTGGTGGTCTCAACGTATAGAAATAATCCGAATAGAAAAATTACGCATTTTAAATGAAATGCAATTTTGTCCGCGTGTAGAAAAAATAATTAATGAAAATATGAATAAAAATGAATAAAAAATGAATTAAAATTAAATACTTTACAATTGTAAGTAGCGAAAAAGATGTCTAAAAAATATATGGACGGCGATGAAGACGCAGAAAAAATAATCGAAGAGGAAGATGAAGATAATGAAAACGAGGGAGAGGAGGATGATAGCGACGTCGATGCCGATGACGAAAACGGAAATGAATATAATAATGTCGAGGACGATTACAATAATAAAGAAGATGACGAGGATGAAAAGGATGAAAAGGATGAAAAGGATGAAAAGGATGAAGATGAAAATGAAGATGAAGATGAAAATGAAGATGAAGATGAAGATGAACGATTTATTGAAAAAAATATTAAAAACGAAGAGGATGAAGACGACGAAGACATTAATAAACATAAAAAAATAAACCAATATATTGATAAAAAGGCATTGATAAAATACCACCCCGAATGTGAAATTTCAAATTTTGAAGAAATTAGAGTAATGTCTAGCATTATATTAAAAGAAGCACATGTTACTATCCCTTTATTAACTAAATACGAACGAGCTCGTGTAATAGGAATGCGTACAGTTCAATTAAATAATGGAGCACATCCTTTAATAAATGTACCCGATTCTTTGATTGATAATTCCATTATTGCAGAACAAGAATTGGTTGCCAAGAAAATTCCGTACATAATATGCAGACCTTTTTCAAACGGACAAAAAGAATATTGGAAATTAGAAGACCTAGAAATAATTTGATTTTAATTTATCATACAAATAACAATACAAAATATTGCAATATTGCAATGATAACAATCCTAATTTGTTACATCTTAATTCAATCATATTTTTTGAAAACTTATTATAAATAGGATATTTAAAAATTTAAACTAACAAAAAATTAAATTAATAAAAATATTATTTTTATTAAAATGTAAAAAATACATCTAATCGTTTTTTATACTTAAATGTTGTAAATATTTATTTTAACATTATTCCCATATTTTTATCGTTTCTTTTAATTTCCACCACGAAGTCTCAATACCAAGTGTAAAGTAGATTCTTTTTGAATATTGTAATCGAGTAAAGTACGTCCGTCTTCCAATTGTTTTCCCGCAAAAATTAGTCGTTGTTGGTCTGCGGGAATCCCTTCTTTATCAGTAATTTTATTTTTTACCGAGTCGATGCTTTCACTTGGTTCAACATCAATAGTAATGGTTTTTCCAGTAAGCGTCTTAATAAAAATTTGCATTATATACTTGTATATTCACAATGTTATATTTCTAAATCATTTTTTTGTTTATATTCTTTATTATGATTTAATTATTTACACCGTTCTTGTTGAGGTGGTTCCGCAACTATTGCCTGGGTTCACAGAAATGCCTCCCTGTAGAATACCAGTTCCCGTAGAAACCGCATGTGGATACGCTTTTTGTTTTGCGGTAGGATTTGCACATTTTCGTTGAATGTGTAAAGTATGTTGGCTTGATGTTTGTGGTTCATGTAACGTTTTTGTATATGGAGCATATGCCGAAATATTTCGTCGTATAGGACGACGCGGTTGTTTTCTGATATTCCACATCTTATAACCTTTTGTCACCAACATTTCATTATTAAATACAAATCCATAATCAGGTTCGCATTGTTGTGATGCTTGACATGTGCTTATGTATCCATCGTATTTTGCCGCATCATTTACATCCACATAGCAATCGTTGCCCGCACTTTTTTGCTGAATATATACTCCTTGGCTCGCGGAATCTGTTTGGTTTCCCGTATAATTTGGCTGTACCACGTTATTTGGGTACGTCCCGTTGGCAATCCATCGATATCTCCGTTCTAACATCCCTCGATTTGATAAAACAGATGGTTTCACATATTGCGTTTGGTCGGCTACCCCAGTGATTACTGGCATAATGTTGAGTGAAACGCTTGTTGGATATTGTCCACAGGTGCCGCCATTGCCTTTTGGATATATGCCACGAAAAGGAGTGGCGGATTTGCTAAATAAATTATTGCTCCCAACTCTTCCTATATTTCGATAAGGACCTTCTATTGAAAATCCTGCGTTAAGACCCGCATTTACACTTTGTATAAACATATTAGATGCGAGAGAATTCGCAGAGCCGTATGGTCCTTGGTATATCCAATTTTTATTGGTTGGTTTACCAGAACGATTGGTGCCATATTGAATTACTGACTTTCGTTTAAAAGCAACAAGAGACATTTTATATATCATTATATTCTTTATTTTATATGAATTTTAAATTCATTAATGTGGTATTTGCCATACCATGTCATAATTTATAGAGTACGGACGTTAAATAAACATTCTTTATTTCTTTTTATTTCTTTTTATTTTAGATTATTTTAGATTATTTTAGATTATTTTAGATTA